CTGAAGCTGTAGAAACATGGTACATTGTAGACAATGCAGCAAGCATGAGCACTTACACTTTAGGGTTTAAACCTGCTGGTGGTACTGCAACAAATTTAGTATCAGGAGCAAAACATATTTTATATTCTGATGGATCTACAATGTTTGATGTTTTAGCTGATGCAGGTAATCTTAAAGCTAACGGAACATTAACAGTAAATGGTAATACATCACTTGATGGTGGCACGTTTATATTTAATGAATCAAGTGCAGACGTTGATTTTAGAATAGAAGGTAACGGTGATGCAAACTTATTCTTTAGTGATGCAGGTAACGATCGTATTGGTATTAAAACAAACTCACCTTCTACAGAATTACATGTTGTCGGTGGTGTAAAAGCCACTGGTGCAATTGATTTTGATGGTGGTGGATTTACATTTAATGATTCTCATGCCGCTGTTGATTTTAGAGCAGAAACAGATACTTTAACTCACGCTTTATTTATTGATGGTTCAGCAGATAAAATTGGTTTTGGAACAGACTCTCCAACAAGTGCACTTGTAACTATTAGTCAAGCAAGCACTTCAGCAGCAATAGCTTGTTTGACATTAGATCAAGATGACACGGATCAAGAGTTTATTAGATTTGATGGCACAAGTGCATCAGATCAAACAAAAAGTTTAACAACAGATACAAGTGTAGGATCTTTAACAGGGCATATAAGAGTAAACATTAACGGAACAGATTTTTGGATACCATATTATGCCACTAACTAAACTACAAATAGCACCTGGTATAGATAAACAAAACACCGAATACGGTGCAGAGGGAAGATGGGTAGATGGTGACAATGTTCGTTTTCGTTATGGTCAACCAGAAAAAATTGGTGGTTGGGAAAAAGTAACAAGCGATGCTTTACTTGGTGCAACACGTGCCATACTTACTTATTCAGATCTTAAAGGTGTTAACTATGCTATCTATGGTACAAATAAAAAGTTGTATGCATACTCAGAAGGTAGTTATGCTGACATAACGCCTACACGTGCTACAGGCACAGGCAACATTACACAATTTGGAACAACCGATGAATCTACTTCTGTTACTGTAACAGATGCAGATCATGGAGCTTTAATAGGTGACTTTGTTACTATTGCCAGTGTAAGTGGTGCAGTTGGTGGTATATCTGCTGCTAGTTTACAAGGCGAGTTTGAAATACAAACAGTTCCTAGCGCTAATACTTATACAATTGTAGCAAAAGCTGCAGCAACTTCTACTACAACTGGAGCCACTGCTAACGCTACATATCAAATAAACACGGGATTACCCACATCTATCTATGGATATGGTTGGGGAGCTGGTACATGGAATGCATCTACGTGGGATACAACTAGATCTGGTCTTACAGGAGCAGACGGTGTTTTACTTCAATCAGCAAAATGGGCTTTAGATAACTGGGGAGAAGATGTTTTAGCATCCAGGTTTGATGGTAGTCTTTATTATTGGGATACATCAGGAGGTTTGTCAAGTAATTTAGCAGCACGAACAAATGTCAATGGTGCACCAACTAAATCAAGATTTATGTTAGTATCTGGTGATGATAGACATGTTATTTGTCTAGGCACAGAAACAACAATAGGCACAACTACTACACAAGATAATATGTTTATACGTTGGTCTGACCAAGAATCAACTAGCGACTGGACACCAACAGCTACAAACACGGCAGGTTCACAAAGATTAACAGATGGTAATCAAATAAATACAGCTGTAAGATCTAGGGGTGCTATATTAATTTATACAGATACAGCATTATATCAAATGCAATTTATAGGGCCACCATTTACTTTTGGTTTTAAACAACTTGGTTCTAACTGTGGCGCTGTAGGAATACATAGTGCTATTGATGTAAGTGGTATAGCATTTTGGATGGGCAATGATTCTTTCTTTCAATTTGATGGTGCGGTTAAAAAAATACCTTGTAGTGTGCAAGATTATGTTTTTGATGATATAAATAATAATGCACTTGGAGATGTATTTTGTGCAGCTAACACAGATTTTAATGAAGTCATTTGGTTTTATCCATCTAAAAATTCATTACAAATAGATAGACATGTCACGTATAATTATGCAGAAAATTTATGGTATATAGGAACACTAGCACGTAGCTCTTGGGCTGATCGTGGTGTATATGCAAATCCTTACGCAGCAGAATTTGACGCTGCTGATACAACTTCTACAATATCAACAATTACTGGTGTTAAAGAAGGACGTACATTTGTATATTTACATGAACAAGGTGTTAACGATGATGGTTCTGCTATGAATTGTCATATTGAATCAGGAGATATTGATATTGCAGATGGTGATAATTTTATGTCAATTTCTAGGTTTATACCTGACTTTAAAAATCAAGTTGGTAATGTAGATTTAACAGTAAAATCTCGTCCTTATCCAGCTACAACACAAACAACACATGGTCCATTTGCAATTGCAACATCAACAACAAAACAAGACACACGTATACGTGGCAGACAATTGGCATTGCGCGTATCTAGTGATGCTGTTGACGACAAATGGCGTTATGGTACATTAAGATTTGATGCTAAACCAGATGGCATGCGAGGTGGGTAATGGCTAAAATAACAGTACCTCTATTGCCTCAAGCAACACCAGAATATAATCAATCGCAGATGGCACAACTTATACAAACTTTAGATCAGTTAATTTTTGCATTAAATAATACTTACACATCAGAGCCACTTAGAAATGACAACGAAGCAGTGGCATGGTTTTTAGAATAAATGGCTAACGTATATACAAATTATAAAGCAGTGCTTACAACAAGCTCATTAACAACACTATATACTGTGCCATCAGAGACAACATCTATTGTTAAATCACTTCGTGTAACAAACATAGATGAACAAACAGATTGTAAAATAAGAGCTTTTTTAGTAGATTCTAGTAGCGTAAGTTACACAATAGAAACCAATAGAAACGTGCAAAAAGGCACGTCTGAAGAGTTATTTAATAGTTATGCTTTTTCTACATCACCTGTAGTTTTAAAAGAATCTGAAGTAATTAAGGTTCAAGCTGAAAATGGTGGTGATTTACATGTCATATTAAGTGTGTTAGAGATAAGTTAATTATTGCATTAAGGAGATAAAATGGCTATAAAAGACGATATTACCGTGATTGCAGGAAGTAAAATACCTGTATTAGATGTAGAAACAAACACTACTATCAAGCACGCGACAACAGGGAAAGTCTACGCCGATGAAAAAGAAGCAGATGATGATGTCAATAACCCTGAAACCAGCACAACAAAAGAAGATATAGTAAAAGATGTGGCAATCAAAGTTAACAAACTGCCAGACATATTCGGAGGTAGCTCATAATGGCACTATCAACTAGACGAAGAGACAGATCATATCCAACGCCTATGGCGCCAGGTTTTGATGATAGTAATAGAGAGAGTTACATAGCAAGATCAAATCAAGGCATAGCATCATTACCTTCATCAATTATACCATTTAGAACTAGCGAAACACCTAGAGAAAATTTTATTTCAAGAACACAAGGTGGTAACAAAGATAGAGATTTTAATACTTCTGATTCATTATATAATTTATTTAGAAAATATAAATCAACTCCAACAGAACAAGGTTTGCAGCAATTTCGAGATGAAGCAGAAGATTTTTTTGACCCTGATCCAGGTTTAGAAGTAACAGTTCCAGTAGGAGATTTAGTAAGGCCAGCAGGTTTATTTGGACCTGGGGCAGGTTTAGGTGATCCAACAGGAGAGGGTGGCATAATACAAAAGCTTGGTGAATTTTTAGGTCTTACAGATCCAATAGATCCAGAGAACGAAGGTTTACCAATGGACGAGTTTCAAGAATCACCAAGAGAATTAAGAAGTGATGAAATAGCCATGGATGATACTTACACACTACCAAATTTATTACAAATGATTAATGATGCTAGAGATGCTGGTAATGTAGATGAATTAGAACTATTAACAAACGACTTGGAAATGATGTATCCAG